TTTTTAATTTATTATTTTTAATTATTATTTACCTTTTCTATTATATTTATGTTTAGAAAATGTTAAAATTATAATAGACAAAAAGAATAGTCTTAAAAATCTAACTGAATAATAATTAAAAAAAATATCTCCAATGATAGGAATATCTCCAATGATAGAAAAAATCATCTATTATTATACATCTTATAAAATTGCAATTTATGCTTTTATTGTTATCGCCATTATTTTAATATGTAAGTATTTTTGGAAAAAATATAATAATTATTGTAATTCAGTAAGTAATCAAATGACAATTGATACAGATGAAATAATTCCAGGTGTTAATTATAAAATATACGGTCCAGAACAAGTTCATCATATATTCTGGACTGGTGGTTATGATAGCACTTTTAGAATATGTCAATTATTATTGATACAGGATAGACCAGTTCAACCTATATATATTATGTGTGGAAATACAGATTCTGAAAATTTAAATCATCCACATCGGAAAAATGTAGAAAAAGAGATTGAAACTATGAAAGATATTAGGTATATTATTTTACAAAATAATCCTCATTTAAAAAATAAATTCTTACCAACATTCTATGTTACTGGAGTTAAAAAGAATTATCAAATTACAGCTTCATTTAAAAGATTACACCAAAAATTAGGATACTTCTCAAGAAATGTCAGTCAATATGAAAGAATGGCGAGATTTAGTAGTGAATATAAATTTCCTATAGAAGTTGGATTAGAAAATTGTGGGTCTGGATTAGATGAAGCAACCAAAGGGAAAAGAATAGGTCAAGGAACAAGTTGTCGTATAATTGATAAATTACCAATCCAATATAAAGATTTAGAAATATTCAAAAATTTTAGATTCTCTATATGTCATTTAACTAAAAACGAAATGAAAGAAATTGCTCTTAAAAATAATTTCTTCTATATATTAAATATTACTTGGAGTTGTTGGTATCCAACCAAAGAAGGACAACCTTGCGGTAAATGTCAGATGTGTATTAAAAGAATTATTAAATAAAGATTATTAAAGATTATTTAATTTAATTTAATTCGCTAAATTTATTGTTATTTTATATGACTAAAATGTAATACGATTTATAGAATACGATTTATAACAATTATAGAATTATAGAATTATAGAATTAATATAATAAATAATTAAAATGGCAACTTTAAATTTGCGTAGATTTGATATTAACAAAATTGTCAAAGGTAATATTGTTATGTTAATTGGAAAGAAAAATACAGGAAAAAGTTATATTACAAAGCGTATTATTTATCAACAAAGAGATATTCCAATTGCTTGTGTTATATCAGCGACAGAAGAAGAGAATAAATTTTTTGGTAATATGATGCCTCCAATTTTTATTCATTATGAATATAGTTCGGAAATTATTACAAGATTACTTAAAAGACAAAAATTAGTAATTGCTAAAATGAATAAACAAAAAGAACAATATGGAAAAAGTGATATTGACCCAAATTGTTTATTAGTTTTAGATGATTGTTTGTATGATAATAGTTGGGGTAAAGACCAAAATATGAGACGTATTTTTATGAATGGGCGTCACCATAAAATCACAATGATTTTTACTTCTCAATTCTCTTTAGGTATTGGTCCAAACTTAAGAGCACAGGTAGATTTTGTCTTTATTTTAAGAGAAACCTATATTTCAAATCGTAAGCGTCTATATGAGCATTATGCTGGTATGTTTCCCTCATTTGATATATTTTGTCAAGTAATGGACCAATGCACAGAAGACTACAATTGCTTAGTTATTGATAACACAACGAAAAGTAATAAATTAGAAGAACAAATTTATTGGTATAAAGCAGATGAAACTCCGGAATTTACATTAGGAGCTGCTAAATTTTGGCAATACAGTAATGATAATTACAATCCAGATAATACTGAAGAGGATGATAATATTGATAATATGGGTCGTAAGAAGAACTATCAAGAAATACAAGTAAAGAAATCATATTAAATAAAAATATTAATTAAATTGAATTTTTAAATATATTTCATTATTATATATATATATATCATTATATTACACATTGGAAGTATATCTAAAATGGAAGTCCTTCAAAAAGAAATTAAATTTGTTGAATATGATAATAAAAAATTATATATAATTAATAATAAAGATAAAGATGTATTAAATGAAAACAGTGAATTCTTGTTGGGTTCTGTAACAAAAATATTTACCGCTATAACATTATTAGTATTACATCAAAAAAACATAATAAATATAAATGATAAAGTAATTAAATATCTTGAAAACAAACAATTTAAAAACATAACTATATTAGATCTAATAAACCATGTTTCTGGAATGAAAAACATAAACGATGGACATGATTACGATAAAGGTGTAAGTAAAAAATACAAAAACGCAACAGAAACATATAATAGTTTCAAAAATGAAAAACTTATTACAAAACCAAAAGGTAAATTTTTATATTCTAATATCGGATATATTACTTTAGGGGCAATAATAGAACATGTTACAGATATGGAATATACTAATGTAGTAGAACAATATATATTAAAACCACTTAACATTCAAAATACTGACTTAGGAGAAACAAATATAAAACTTTATTCATCCAAGGGAACAAAAGTATCAAAAAATGGTTATTACGAAAGGTTTTTTGCTTCAAGTGCAGGACAATATCACTCGACTGTCAATGACCTAATTAAATTTGCGGATTTTCCAAAGCTTCTAAATAAAAAAACATTACAAATATTAAAAAACATATATATCTATTTGGAAAAAGATGATAATTATAATATTGCTCATCAAGGTGGTATAATTGGAGGTGAATCCAGTCTAAGATATAAATATAACAAAGAATGGAAATTATTAGATATTTATATAAATTTAAAAACTATTACTCACTAAAATACAAGTTAAAAAATCATATTAAATAATTAAAAATATAATAAATATAATTAATTAAAAATATAATAAATATAATAAATTAAAAATATGAATTAATCAAAATAATTCATTTATAAACTATTTATAAACCATTTTTAATTTTTTCGTCTCTAATGATAACACCATTTTTGAATTCAATTACTCTATCTCCAACAGGTAATACATCTTTATCGTGAGTAATAACAAGCAATGTCTTTTTATTTTTTAAGAATTTTAATAAATTGATAATCTGTGTTTTACTTTCTGGGTCTAAACCGTTTGTTGGTTCATCTACTATCAAAATCTCGGCATTTTTATAAATACATCTTAATAACCAAATTACTTGTTTTTGACCTCCAGATAAATGAGAACCTCCTTTTCCTACATTTTTGTGCATCTTTTCCTTAAATTTGCTTAATAAATCATGCATACCTAAATCAGTTAGTATTTTATAAATATCTTCTTCGCTTACCTTCTTTATTTCTTCTGGAGTTAATCCATATGTAATATTTTCCCATAATGTTCTATTAAATAATTGTGGATGTTGAGGAATATAAATCATATTATTACGAATATCATCAATATTGATATTTTTTGTGTTAGTACCATTAATATAAATTTCTCCACTATCTTGTTTTGTAAGTCCGACTAACATTTTAGCAAATGTAGATTTTCCACTACCAATATGACCTATAATAATAATATCTTCATTTGGATAGATTTTTAAATTAAAGTTTTTATAAATAGGGTCTTTTGCGGATGGATGTTTATAATTAATGTTTTTAAATTGTATTTCAATATTAGATAAATTACCAATATTACTTTTAATATTTTCTTTTTTCTTTGGTAAGTCTTCAATAAATTTATTAATAAGTTCAACTTGACTTTTAACATTTACAAATGTCTTTGTATCATAGTAAAGATCAAGCAAATCGTTTAATAATGAGAAATTGATAATAAATATACTAATCAGAACAGACGAATTAATACTCTTACTTTGATATAGATTATAAGCAGTATAATTTAGACCGATAAAGATAATAATATTTAATAATGAATAAATAATTTTGTATTTACTATTACATTTATTAGATTTAACTAAATATGATTCTGCGATTTTACCATATTTATTTACCCTCTTTTTCTCATCAGGTATTTTTTTATTTGTATAAATAGATAACAAATTTTGTAATGTATCATCTACTTCTTCAAAATAATCATCATAGGATTGAAATATTTTTTTAACCGTTGTTCTACATTCACGAACATAGCAAATAGATAAGAACATAATAGATATAATAGATAATATATAAATGATTGCTAAATAATGATGATAATTATATAAATATATGAAAGTTGAGACAATAACAATTGAATTATTAAATATGAATTTCTGAAATTGATTATAAACATCATCTAATACATATGGTAAATCGTGTAATTTTGATTGAATTTCACCAGTTTTAATATCCTGATATTCTTGATTATATCTATCAATAATTAAATCAAAGAATGTTTGGCGGACATAAGTATTTAATTTAGGCCAGATTAATTTATGAATGTAAGACAAGAAAATACCAAGACCTTGAATTGCAATCCATATTACTAATATAATACCAAATAATTTCTTGGCATCGTCCATTTTATTAGATTTCAATGCGTCTATAATTTTACCATAATAGTGTGGCATTGCTAATCTCTGCATTGGTAGAGAAACCAATGTTAATAAAAGGAAGGAATATAATTTCCAATTTTCTCTAACAAATTTGTAATAAATTTCATAAATCATTTGTTTTATTTTTATTATTGCTTTATTTATTTATTTATTTGGTTTTTAGAGTTAATCTATTATTATATAAGTATATTTAATTAAATATATTATTTATCTAATTATCTAAAAAATAAATATTAAAATTAATGAGTAAGTTATCTATATCAGTAAATAATAAAACGTAAGTAAATAATTTAGGGTTATGGGGTGTATTTTCAAGAGATTTATATTGTAAGAGAATTTATACTATTTTATTACCACGAAGTAGTAACATAATAATTATAATACCTAATAAGAATGTTAAAATAAATACAATACAAGTTGTAATAATATATGGATAAAACTGATCTACTAAATATTTAACACAAGGGTCTAATACATTTTTTTTTAATTCATCCATATTTTCATCTTTTTTAAATTCATTGCTACACAGTGATACTATGTCTTTACATATTTTGTCAATTTCCATATTATTTATTTTCTTATTTATTTTCTTATTTATTTTCTTATTTATTTTCTTATTTATTTTATTATTTATTTTCTTATTTATTTTCTTATTTATTTTCTTATTCTAAACACTTATAATATTTTATCTAAGAAACCACTAAATAATGCGGTTTTAATTAGAATAGAATAACGATTATATAAATAATAATAAACAAGTTTATAAAAAATATTTTAAAATATGACAACCCCAACATTTAAATTGCTAAATTATCGTAATTTAATTTTTGAAAAGTTAGAATATTATAATCCGCATAAAACTCCAAAAGGAAGTTTGGTATCTACATCTGGTTATAGATTGTCTAAAAATCAGTCAGTTTCTGTATTTATTGAAACTGATAAATTAAAAACAACAAGTGGTATTATTAAAGTAGATGGTAAATTTTATATTGAATTTGAATTAGATACTGAATCTGAATTGTATGATTTTTTTATGAGATTTGATGATAAAAATATTACTTCATTTCATTTTAATAGTCGTAGTTGGTTTGGAAAACAAATCCCATATGATGTTGCAGAAGAATATTATAAATCACCTATCCGTTTAGTTAGAGGTAAAAAAAATCCAGTTATTCGAGTTAAAATACCAACTCATAGAGGTAGAATTTTGGCAGAAATTTTTAATAATCGTAAAGAACAAATCGATATTAACAAAGTATCAGAAGGTGATGATACTATATCTATTTTAGAATTTGTTGGATTACGATTTTTAAAGCAACAGGTAATTCCTGAATGGGAATTATGTAAATTAAAAGATTTGAAAGATACTTCAACTTATCAAATACCACAAGGATATTTATTTAGTGACGGGACTGACCCAGTTTCTGTTAATGATGATAATAATAGTGGAGAATTAGAAGAATCAAGTAATTTAATGGCAGATAATAGTGATAATATAACCTCAATTGATGAAGACAATTTATTTAATAATGAAAATAATGAAAAATCAAATAGCACAAATAAAAATATGGAAGATTTTATGGATAAATTATTAGAAGTAGAAGTTGATAATTTTAATACATCTATTGATTCAAAAACTGAAACTATCCAACCTGTTGAAGAAAATAAGAATCAAGAGAATCAAGAGAATCAAGAATCAGAACAATCTGTTGAAGAAGAACTTGATATTGAACCAGAAATTATTGAAGAAGAAGATTATGAATCTGAATTTGAAATTGATGCTGATTTTTCCGATTTAAATCATTTAAATTTTCCCGAATATTATCAGACACACGATGATGATAATAATGATAATAATGATAATGATGATAATAAAGTAACTAATGATGTAGATGTTAATGTTAATGTTAATGTTAATGTAGATAGTGATATTGATAATAAAAGAAAAAGATTAGAAGATTTAAGACAAAAATTGACAGAAACTAAAAGAATGGAAGAAGAGATGAAACTCTTAGAAACGGAATTAGGAAAATAGTAAAATTGAATTTTATTATATTAATTTTAATATTTCATTAAACAAGAATAACTATTACTAATTCTTTCAGATTCTTCTTAAATTTTATTTAATAATTCATTTATTCAATCTAAAAAATAATTATGGATACTGTTATGGATATTGTTATGGAGGAAACAAATATGAACCTTGCTATTGAAGATTTTGTTCAAGATTTAGAAATTAAAGGAGAATATTATTTAGATAAAGATTCATTAAAAAATAAAATTAAAGAATTTATTATTGATAATCTTCCATCTTATAAGATAAGTCCAAAAAATAGATGTATTTATTGTAAAGTGGATATGGGAGAATGTAATCCAAGACAGTTATGTTATAAAACATATTGTCCTAACCAAGAATTAGAAATAGAATAATTTCATTTCATTTCATTTAATTTCATTTAATTTCATTTAATTTCATTTCAGTCATATAACTTATTTTTATTGATTTTTTTATAACATTATTATAATAAAGAATATAATAAAGAATTCAATTAAAATAATTTATATTTAATAATA